TGAACCTGTAATTGTAGGTGAAGAAGGACCAGAATTAATTGTACCTAAAACTGATGGTTTAGTTATACCTAATGACGTTTTAGAAAATACAACACAAATAGTAAATGACGTTGTTCAATCAATAAATGGTGTTGAAGAAGAGCCAGAACAAATAACTATAATAGGTAAAGAAGAAACAAATGGTATAAAAAGATTTGAAGCTAACTTTCCAATTTTTTACAAATTAGCAAAAGAAGCAGGGCATAAATTTCCAGAGATAACAGCAGCACAAGTTATGTTAGAAACAACTAATGGTGCTGATCCTTCTGCTGTAAATAATTATCTAGGTTTAAAAGCAACAACAAGCGAAACAGAAAGAGGAGAGTCAACTTTACAGAACACTACGGAAAATGAAGGTGATAAAGTTATTTCTATTCAAGATAATTTTAAAAACTTTGACAGCTTGCCAGATATGATGAGTCAATACAAAACAGAATGGAATGATGACTTTATGGATAGAAAAGGTATTGTTAATGTAAATACTGCGGAAGAAGCAGCTAAGTTGTTACAAGCAAATGTGTATGCAACTGATCCTGATTATGCTACAAAGCTTATGCAAATAATCAAAGATGCAAAACGTAATCCTCCATTATTCTAAAGATGACAAGTTCTACTCCAAACATAGGTTTTGAAGAAGAAAAGCCTACTGAAAATATAGGTCTTGATCAAGAGTCTGCTACTGAAGATATAGGATTTACTGAAGAACCTATTACTGATATAGGATTTGGTGATGTTACCAATACTGACAGATCAAAAATAAATGAAGTACAAGAAGAACAACCAAGCGTTGAATTTACTAATAATTTTGACAATAAAAAAATATTTAGTATGAACAAAAGTTGGTTAGATTGGGATACAGAATATGATTTTAGTGATTATACAAATACTTTTTTACAAGGAGGAGATGAAGAGTTTGACTTATATGCAGAGCCAACTGATAAAACAAGAAACATATTTAATAAATCAATAGATTTTTCAACAGGAGAAGATACTACTCCTAATCTTGAATCACGTTTAAAATTTTTAAGTGTTTATGATTTTATAAAAGGTAATCAATTTACTAATTTAGGTTTTAATAATAAACCAATTAAAGGTTTAAGAGATAGAAAGCTGTTTTTCAAACTAATAAAACAAGAAACAGGTTACTCAGGAGAAGAGTTCTTAGGAAACAAAATACCTAGAGAAGTTGTAGAAGGCGAAGAGTTCCAAAATGGTCTTACAAATGTAATGAAACATTATGAAGACAAAGGTTTTACTATCAATATGCTTGAAGCTGATGATGAATCGCAACTAAATAAATTAGCAAAAGGCATGGGTATAGAAATAGGTCTTGGTATGACTGCTGATTATGTTTTTAGTCCGTTGTTATTTGGTAAAGGCAAATGGGCTAAAGCTGTATATGCTCTTGGTCAATGGGCTGTAGGTTATTATGCAAACGTAGAAGCACAAAAACAAAGAACAAAAGAAGAAGATAGAGTAAATTTTAAACCTAACAACAATGAAGCTTTTGCTGCTGGTTTTACACAAATCATTCCTTTTGGTGTGACAATGAAAGGTTGGAAAGGTGTAGCTGCGTCAGGTGCTTATGGTGGTACGATTGCTACTACTGAAACTTTTTTAAGAGACATACTTGGAGATGATGTAACTTTAGATGAATACTATGCTTCGTTTGGACTTGGTACTGCTTTTGGTACAGGTCTAAAAGGTTCTATTGAAGGTTTAGATAAGATATTTACTAAATACAAAAACTTTAGATACGACAATTTAAACAACATATTTACTTTAAATAAAAAAGATATACAAGTTGTAGAAGAAGCAGCAGAAAATATAAATAAAGCAACTAAAGTTTTAAAGAATGATGTGCAAAGTAAAGGAGAAGATTACGACAATATTGGAGAGAAATTAAAGAACGAAGGATCTGGTACAGCTAGTGAAACAAATACAAAACCTATAGATGGTTCTGCAAGAACATACATAATGCCTAGTCAGTTTAAGAATACAAAACCTAACTATGGAAATGCACCTATAGTCTTTCAGTCTGACTTTGATAGAATGGCTTGGTATCTTAGATATAAAAAAACAAAGCCACCTAAAAATGCAGATATAATTTTAAAAAGTTTTATAAATCAAGGTTTTACAGAAGCAGAAATAAGACAACATGGTACTAACTTGCATGAAAAAATAAAACAAATAGTTATTGATAAGACAGGATCAGCACAAGCAGGTCAAGGTAATACAGTAGGTCTAACAATAGAAGTACCAGCAGATGCTAAATACTCTCAAGAAGTGCAGACTACTATTACTGGTAAAAAACAAAACTTAGGAGATCTAACTAAGAATCCTCAGTCTGTTGCTTTTATTAAAAAATTAGAAAAGCCAAGGCAACAAGAATTAATTGAAGCAATTATTAGACAATTAAAGGATGAAAATGTTTTTGTAGGTTCTAAAAGTCAAGTACAAACAAGACTTGAAGGATTGGGTTTGTTTACTGATGGAATTGTAAAACTATCCAACTCTGGTGCAATAAAAGAATATGCAGAAATGTATGCCAAACTTTATAACTTAGTTCCTAGTGATTCATTAAACTTTGCAGTTTCACAAGTTATTACTTTAGCGACAGAAAATGTAGCTAATAAAAACCAACTTTTAATGGATGTAATTAAAACAAAAGATAATACACAAATAACTAAAGCTATTGATGATTTATTTGAATCATTAACAGATGTAGAAGAATGGTTAACACTTGGTATTCCTTTAAGAACACAAACAGCTAGAACTCTTAAGTCTTTTGGAATGAAGACTGAGCAAGGTATAGAAGGTAAGACTGTAGAAGAAATTACAGGAATGACAGCAGCAGAAAAGGCAGAAATAACAGCTAAAGTTCCTGACATACAGATAGATGTTGATGATGCAATAGCAAGAAATCAAATGTTTAAAACTAAATTACAAGAAGCTTTAGCAAAAGCAACAGAAACAGGAGACTATACAGAATTAAATCGAATGACAGTTACGTTAAAAGCAGCAAGTTCAGATCCTAGAAAATTAGTTGCGATACAAAATGGAGATGTACTTACACAAATGCTTGGTAAAGGTTCAGATAAATTCATAAGGATTATGAATGAGATTGGTATTAACGCTGTCTTATCTGGTCCTACTACACAAGCAGTAAATTTATATTCTGGTGCTATGATGACATTTTTAAAATCATTAAATAATTTTGCAGGTGCAAGTAGTTATCCAGAATTAAAAGCAGCTAAAGAACATTTGTTTTATTTATTTTACAACTTAGATTTTGGTACAAAAGTTTGGAAAAGATCATGGGATATGGAAGATAACTTTGTAAACGTAGGAAATATAAAAGGAGATACAGGTCAACGATTTGTTATATCTTCAGACTCTAGTTTCTTTCCGCTAAGAGCTTATGACGAATTTGGTAAAATTATTAGGCTACCTAGTAGGTTAATGACTGCAAATGACGCATTAGTACAAGCACCTAATATTATTGCTGCTACTGCATTTGAAGCTTTTAATGAAGGAATTGCCAGAAACTTAGATGGAGAAGATTTAAATAAATATATTAAAGGAACTGTTGATGGAGTTATATCTTATTTATTAAGAGGTCAACAAGGACAATTAGGCAGAATAGATCCATTAGACGAAGGAGTAGTTGGACCAAGACAAATGCAACCAACAGATGCAGTAATCCAAAGAGTATTATCAAGAGCTAAAGAAGTTGGTAAGAATGTTACCTTTACTCAAGATATAAGAACAGACAGTTTGTTTGGAGGAGGTGCGAAAGCGATTAATGATGCTGCTATTAATTATCCTGTTCTTAGATGGTATTTAAAATTTACCAGAACTCCAAGCAATATGTTTTTAGAAATGGCTAGATATACACCAGTTATTAATACACCAATGATGTTTACTTTGCCAAATGGTAAAAGAATAAATGCAAACATTATAAATCAAACTGTTTTACCTGATATGGTTGCAGACTTGAATAATCCTGATCCTTTTGTGCGTCAACAAGCACATGGTCAAATCAGAATGAGTTATGCACTTGGTATGTTAATGCTGTTGTTAACTAACAAACAATTTGAAGATGTAGGTGGTGAATATAAAAAAGAATTTTTAACAGGTGGTGGTCCTAATTTTTATACAAAAGAAGGTGCTGCACAATGGATTTCTATGTATAAAAATGGTTGGCGACCTTACAGTAAAGCTATTTTGCAACTTGATGAATATGGTCAACCTTTAATGAAGAATGATAAGCCTGTATATATTTACAAGAGTCTTGAACATATACCAGATCCACTAGCTTCTCTTGTTAGGCTTTGGTTAGATTTTGCTGAGATGTCTCCATTATTACCAGAAGAAGGAGAAGGCATAGATGAGTATGTAGGAACTTGGCTTGCATTTGTAGGTCGTAATATGTTTAACAAAACGTACACAAGTCAAATTAATGAGCTTCTTAATTTAATTTCAGCAGGTTTTAATTTACAACAACAAACTACAGATGAAGGTTTGAAGTACAAAGACAAAAGATTTATTGATTATATAGGCAGACAAGTTTCTTCTTCTTCAGTTCCTTATTCTGGATTATTAAAAAGATTATGGAGATTACCTGCTGATGTCTTAACAACAATGGGATTTTCAGAAAAAGAAGCTAGAGAATTAGCAGAGTCAGAAGGAGATTATAGTAAATTAAAATGGTTTATAAAGCGTGATTCAAGCACTTACTCAGGAGATGGTGCTAATGAAAGTTTGCCATATAGTGATGAAGATTTTAATAAAGCAAATTGGGTTATACAATCTCTTACAAATATAATGGATAAAAGTTTTAAAGAGATTTTACCTTTAAATTTAGGTGGTAAATTACCAGCACAAGTAGAACATATAACTAATCATGTAATAACTTATCCTCAAAAAGAAGGGTTTGATTTGTTTTCTACAAGAGGAATAAGTGAAAGTCAAAACTATTTAGTGCTTGACGTACAAGCTGAAATAGGAAAAATGTTACCTCAACCACCAGACATAATAAGAGGGTCAGTATTTCCTAATCTTCAATCAAAAGATTTTATACCAAAGAAATTAGATAAAAATGAATATAATACTTTAAAAATTTATACAAATACAGTTGAACTAAAATACAAAGGTAAAAGTATGAATATAAGAGAAGTTATTAATACTGAAATAAAATCTGATTATATACAAGCATTACGCAATACAATTAAAAGATATGGATTAGATAGTAGAGAGGGAGAAAGAGCATCAGAATTAATTTTTCAATCATTATCAAAAATAAATACCAAATTTATAAAAGCAGGTATGATAGAGTATATGCTTAATGAAATGCCAGCAGAAGATAAAAACAACAGAATAAATGCTGTTGAAAATCAAAATATGAAATTTAATGATATATTGCTAAAAGAGTTTGATAGACTTAATTTAGGTACATTTAACAATAGTTCCTTTTAAAGCATGGCTACCAACACCGCAGCTTCATTTACTAACCACACTGGTAATGGCAGTACTGCTAATTTTTCTATATCTTTTAGTTATTTAGCAACTACTGAAATAGATGTAACTGTAGGTGGTGTCTTAAAAACTCTTGGTACTCATTACACAGTTAACGGATCAACATTAACCTTTACAGGTGGGAATATACCTTCTAATGGTACTGCAATTAAGTTTCAAAGAGATACAGATATAAGTGCTAAGAAGGTAGATTTTTCAGATGGTAGTGTTTTAACAGAAACAGATTTAGATAATAACAGCGATCAA